ATTTGATGCCATGAACAATGAATATGAGAGTTTTGATACAATAGAAGAAGCTCGTAATTGGCTTGAATACTGTATCAAGGACGATATTGAAAATGTCTACCACCCCGATTTGGAAGGATGTGAGATTTACAAACTCGTAGAGACCGTTGGCATTGACGTGATTGATGAAAAGGCGAACTACAAGTATGAGAATGAAGAAGATATTCCTGAAGACGACAATGAATCTGAAGCATGGCCATACAGTAACGACATTGATGAAATATGGCAACACAAATTTATACCCGTAACCGAAACACCAAAATCATGAACCCTGAAACACATTTTGTAAAGCGCTACCCAAGTAAGGGTGAGTTCCCGAAAGAGGAAGGATTCTATTTTTATTCCATTGAAGGTGCAAAACATATTCAATTCTTCTATAAGGATAACAAACAGTGGTGGCTTGATAATATTGACTTCTGGCTCGAAGAACAACCCGTACCGAGTGATGAGGAGAAGCTAATAAATAACGCCCCGTATC